CCGAAAGGGGCTCCCTGGCGCTGTGACGTGAGATCCACGTTACATTCCCGCAGGAAAGGTTTACGTCATCATGGTCAACAGTTTTGTCACCGAGTCAAACTATCGGTATAAGACTGTGACCACCGGAGATTGGATCTATCGTACTCAGAGCTTTTTCAATTCTGAGGAGACATTTTCAATCAACCATTTTCCACTAGATACATCGGTGGACGATGGTGGGCCGTGGATTCTCGAAAGAGAACACGACACTCCGGGCTTCGGCACCTACACCTCGAGTAAATTCGAGGGCGGCGTAACATGTGGAACCACCGTTTCTGGTGGAGTTCTCCCGTATCAGGGTTTCCCTAATTATACGGAGAACGAGAGGATCTCGTTTGGCACAAAAGCCATTGCGAGGTCCGCTCCCACAAATCCCGCGTTTGATTTTGCAACTGCCTTCGGGGAGTTGCGGAACGAGGGATTGCCGGCGATAGTTTCCGGGTCCGACTTCAAAAATCGGGCCGCCGTGCTTCGAAATGCAGGTAGTAACTACCTGTCTGTCGAGTTCGGTTGGAAACCACTGATCAGAGACATCCGAGACTTTGCAAAAACTGTCAAGGATTCTGGTCAGATCTTAGATCAATACCGTAAAGGTAGCGATCGGAAGATTCGCGTAGGATATGACGAGCCGACCGAAGAACGCAACAGAGTTTTACAAGGGGGCATTTCAAGTGTCCCCGCTGTTGCTAACTTGGTCGGACCAGGGTGGGCTACCGAGCATATGTCTCGGCGGATGTGGTTTCGTGGTGCCTTTAGGTACCACATTCCTGTCCGTCAAGATACGCTTGGGAAGTTTCACAATTGGATGTCAATGTCCGACCACCTATTAGGGTGGAAGGTGACTCCAGAAACATTGTGGAACGTAGCTCCCTGGACCTGGGCCGCCGACTGGGCTGCAAACACTGGTGATATTCTTGCCAATGTGAGCAATCTCGGAAAGGACGGCCTTGCGATGCAGTATGGTTACTCGATGGCGCTCACGCGTCTAGAGAAGCATACTGTGGGCACTCTTGGTGCTTCACAGGGTCTAGCGATACCGGTTTCACGCCGGGTAGTCAAAGACTACAAATCGCGGACTGCTGCATCGCCCTACGGGTTTGGCGTCGATCTGTCTTCTTTATCCAAGAAGCAGATCGCCATCATCGCTGCGCTGGGACTCACTAAAACATAGTGCGAGCCCAGCGTTGCGTACTCAGAGCGCTAAATCCTAGTTGCTCTGGGCTGGCTATTTCCCATAGTCAGAACTTCCATGTTCCAGCTTCGTTAGCTGGATCTTCACAGAAGAGGACTGCCTCGAATGGCTTTCGCCGACCCCCAGTCTGTCACGATCAATGCCGTGGCACAGACGCTGCCCCGAATTTCTTCGGGTGTCAACGCCGGAGTCTTCCAGAAGGATGACTCTACGGTCAAGCTCTCCGTTTCCCATCAGTACGGGAAGGGACGGGCTCGCCGTATGCTTCGGCTCGATCACGCTAAGGTTGCCGCTGACCCGCTTATGGCGAGTGTCAACGTCCGCCTTACCGGCAGTGTGTACATCGTTGCGGATTTCCCGCAGGTTGGATACACTGTCGCCGAAGCGAAGCAGATCATCGACGCCTTGACGGCGTACTTGACTGCTAGCTCCGGTGCGCGCGCCACCCAGCTTTTGGGTGGAGAAAACTGACGTGTTGCGCTCCGTTGGAAACGATGGAGACGACACGCTCGAGTTGCCACCTGTGGTGGTGAACGAAACTCGAATTCAGTCGCGGTCAGACGCTAACCGGATTGGGTGGGCCACGTTCCTGATTTTGTCAGTGATGTGGACTACCTGTATGACGATCATTGCCTTAGCGGCTCTGATCGGTCCGGTCAGTTAGGGGATTATCGAGGCTAGGGATGCGTACCTGAAAGGGACACATGAAAAGCCTGATGGTCCTGTGGAAGCAGCTGGCTGATGAACTAGCCGGCTGGTGTCACGTCAGCACCACTCTCGACTACAAAAAGCTCGAGAGGCGTGTCAAGCACGAGGGTGATCAGTTTCTCATGATCACTTTACCTCGCTTTTGCAAGGACTTCGAAAGAAGTCTCGAGCTCGGCAAGGTAGAGCCACAGTTCTTTCCGGGTTTTGCTCGGAAGAATGGTCTCCCCCTATTTCTAGGAGGTTTCCTGGCTCGTGTGTTTGACACTGATAGCGGAGTGCTGTTGCCAGAACCCTGCACCGATTCCATCTTGGCGATACGGCAGCTTACGCTGCTGTTCAAAAAGATCGAGCGACCGGTTAACCAACACCGGAAAGCTCGCGCGGTACAGGGCTATGTGGCAATAGAAGAGGAAGTGAAGGCCTTCGATGAAGTACTACTCTCTAATCAGGAACTCATGGATGAGTTCCAGAGAGTCGGAGGCCTCTTGTGGGCAGATGTTCTTACCGAAGTGGACCGAGAGGTTCACAATGGCGAGCTTATGCCCAAGCATGGTCCAGGGTCAACCGCTGACGGTCTTTTCGGTAACGAAAAGTACAATCAGATCGAGTGGACCCACCGTCTCGAGGGGGTTTTCCCCTATATCGAGAACGCACTGCCCGGTTTCTCTTACTACCGGCAGTTGGATCATGTCACCTTCCTGGAGCCTGAGACGGAACGACCCGTAAAGGTCGTGCTCGTCCCTAAAACGCTCGAAGCCCCAAGAATCATTGCGATCGAGCCAACCTGCATGCAGTTCATGCAACAGGCCCTGGCCGAAAGCACGATTCAGAAGCTGGAAAGCCGTCACGTCGGTCTCAATACGAGACAGAATGCGGCCTACGGCTTCGTCGGATTTGCCGACCAAAACCCAAACAGGGAGATGGCCCGGCTTGGGAGTCGTGACAAGACTCTCGCTACACTCGACATGAGTGAAGCATCCGATAGGGTTTCCAATCTGCATGTTGAACTCCTTACTCGTCGTTGGCCTCTTTTACAGGAGGCCGTGATGGCGGTGAGGAGCTCGAAGGCAGATGTGCCTGGACACGGGGTTCTCCCTTTGTCCAAGTACGCGTCTATGGGCTCCGCGTTGTGCTTCCCCATGGAGGCGATGGTGTTCACCACCTTAGTTTTCATGGGGATTCAAGCTGCGCGCAGCACCCGCTTTACCCGGAGAGATGTTTTAGCTCTTCGGGGTCAGGTGCGTGTCTACGGGGATGATATCATTGTCCCCGCGGACTGCGTCGATTCAGTGATTGCGACACTTGAGGATTTTGGTCTCAAGGTCAACAGCAACAAGAGCTTCTGGAATGGGAAATTCCGGGAGTCTTGCGGCGGAGACTACTACGATGGCGAATGGGTAACCCCTATTCGTGTACGCAGAGATTTTCCGTCGTCACTGAAGCAAGCTCCAGAAATTGCATCTGTGGTATCTCTCAGGAATCAGTTGTACTTCGCTGGTTTCTGGAAGACCTGCAGCTGGCTAGATCGGCAGATAGAAGGATTGCTACCCTTCTACCCGGTCATCGCTTCCACTGCCATGTGGGAGGATGGTGCTGAAAGCACTATAGCCAGAAGCAATCTCCTGGGTCGTGCAACCGTTTTGCCTGTTGAGGGCGAGCGGATGCACCGGACATTGCATAAACCTCTTGTCAAGGGTTATGTAGTGTCCGCCAAGGTCCCTCCGAGTTTCTTGGATGGACCTGGAGCCCTGGTGAAGTGGTTCCTCAAGCGGGGCGAAGCCCCGTTTTTGGACAAGCATCACCTGGAGCGTGCAGGGCGGCCGCGATCCGTCGACATCAAGATCGCGTGGAGGTCCCCAGTCTAACGACTGGGGATAGTGCAAGGGGTGACGCTGGTGGCTAAGCCGCCAGATGTATGCCCCTTGGCGCGGCCTTTTGGGCCGTGGCGGGGTTAACCCCGCAAGTGGAG